AAAAAAGCCGGTATTTTTAATGAGAATGTAAAAAACGCTCAAAAGAATGCCGCCAAAGTTTTAGGCAACTTCTGGTGTAACACTAAACAAACAGTTAAAAAAGCTGGTGGAGGACGTATTGGTTTTTCTGGTAGTTGCTCAGTCGAAGTAAAACAAAAAAACTTTTTAAGAATGACTAATGATGTGGCTACAGGAAAAGTCACAGGTGAAGCAGCAGAAAAAATTGTACAAAATGCTGGAAAAGTCGTGGCTAAAGTTGGAAGTAAATCAGCATTTGCATCTATATTTGGTCCTGCAGGAATTTTATTAGATGTTGCATATGAAGTTGGATCTGTTGGTACTGATATGGCGATGAACAATGTTTCTTTTAAAGAAGCAATGCAAAATAATTGGATTACAGGTGCTTTTGTACAAGGAACAGGTCAAGAAGAATATCATAAAGGATTATTTGCAAAAGATTCAAGTGCAGAACCTCGCGGAACAGCTATAGATTTAATAGATAAAATTCAAAGTGCAGAAAAAAATTTAGAACGAATAAAAACAAATCTTGTTCGAGGAGATTATACTGGAGAAGCTAAAATAAAACAAATTGCAGATCAAGAAGAAGTTATTAAAAATTTATATAATGATTTTAATAAAGTGGCCCGAAAAAAAACTACTAGTCCAGGGCATCCTGAAGGAGAACAAACAAGATATCTAGCCCTAGAAGAAGGAAGCCCAGAGAGAATAGCTTATGATCAAGCTAAATTAGAATATGATTCAGGTAGAGAATCCAAAGCTTTAATTAAAAAATCATCTAAAGCTGGTTTTGAACAAAGTTTAGAATCTTCCCGTGCAAAACCTTGGATTGATTTTGGTTTGTCAATAAACCCACAATATGGAAAATATTCAAAAAGAGAATTAGATAAACGATTAAAACAATTTGGAGATTATTCTGGTTCAGGTTACACACCTTATGGACTTGGTTATGGAACAATAAAATCTGGCCCTCAAACAGGTAAGTATGATGAAAATTTAGGTTATAGAGAAGTGTCTAATATTATGAGTAAGTTTGAAGCAAATGAAAAAATAGCTGATGCAGGAGGAATTGCAAATATGGCAACCGGCGGACTAGCTGGATTAATGAAAAAGTATTATGACTAAAGACAATCCAACACTTGTAAAAAACATGAAACATGTTAAGTGGAAAGAGATCCCTCCTTTGAAAGGACCAAATTCTCAGGGGTTGATTAAAGATAAAAAACAAGATAAACCAATACAGGAGAATAAATATGGCAGATATAGATAAGTCTCTCCCTAACGTTAAAAGACCTGAAGATGAGCTTTTAGAAGAGCAAATGGAAGAGGTCGATGTTGCAGACGAATTAGGTAAGGGACCAGTAGAAATTACAGATGAGGAAGATGGTGGAGCAACTATCGACTTTGATCCAAATGCAGTACAGATGCCAGACTCCGGTGATCCGTTTGCAAATTTAAATGATCTTCTTCCAGAAGACGTTACCGACACTATAGGTAATCAATTACAAAGTGATTATGCAGAATATAAAACTTCCCGTGCAGATTGGGAAAGAACTTATATTACTGGTTTAGATTTATTAGGTTTTAAATACGACAATAGAACAGAACCTTTTCAAGGAGCTTCAGGTGCAACTCACCCAGTTCTTGCAGAAGCGGTTACACAATTTCAAGCATTAGCTTATAAAGAATTATTACCTTCAGATGGACCGGTTAGAACTATGGTCATGGGTGCAACAACTCCTCCAAAAGAAGCACAAGCTCAAAGAGTTAAAAATTTCATGAACTATCAATTGATGGATCAAATGCAAGAATATGAAGCTGAGTTTGACCAAATGTTATTTTATTTACCTCTATCAGGTTCAACATTTAAAAAAGTTTATTATGATGATTTGCTTGGCAGAGCAGTATCAAAATTTGTTCCAGCAGATGACCTTGTTGTTCCGTACACGGCTACTTCATTAGACGATGCGGAAGCAGTCATCCATGTTATAAAAATATCTGAAAATGATTTAAGAAAACAACAAGTAGCAGGTTTCTATTCTGATATAGAATTAGCCAAACCACAAGATTCAATTAATAATGAATTAAAACAAAAAGAGAGAGAAGTAGAAGGTATTACAAAATCTCAAAGAACAGAATCTATGTACACTTTAATTGAGTGTCACGTTAATTTAGATTTAGAAGGATTCGAAGACGTTGGTGAAGATGGTGAACCAACAGGAATAAAATTACCTTACATTGTAACAATTGATGAAGGTAGCAGAAAAGTTTTATCTATTAGACGAAACTTTAAGCCCGAAGATCCCAAGAAAAATAAAATCCAATATTTTGTCCATTTCAAATTTCTGCCCGGACTAGGTTTTTATGGCTTAGGATTAATTCATATGATTGGCGGATTAAGTCGTACTGCAACTGCGGCTCTCCGTCAGTTATTAGATGCAGGGACATTATCAAATTTACCAGCAGGATTTAAACAAAGAGGCGTTAGAGTTCAAGATGACGCTACAGCGATTCAACCAGGAGAATTTAAAGATGTAGATACTCCAGGTGGAAATCTAAAAGATGCTTTCGTATTCTTACCTTATAAAGAACCATCACAAACATTATTACAGCTGATGGGGATTGTAGTTCAAGCAGGACAGAGATTCGCATCAATTGCTGACATGCAAGTTGGTGATGGGAACCAACAAGCAGCTGTTGGTACAACTGTAGCTCTTTTAGAACGTGGTTCAAGAGTAATGTCAGCAATCCATAAAAGACTTTACTCTTCTTTAAAAAACGAATTTAAATTACTTTCAAATATTTTTAAAACTTATTTACCACCCGAATATCCTTATGATGTTCCAGGGGCTTCAAGAAATGTTAAAGTTACAGACTTTGATGACAAGGTAGATATTTTACCGGTGGCTGATCCAAACATATTTTCGATGAGTCAAAGAATATCTATGGCTCAAACTCAATTACAATTAGCTCAATCTAATCCACAAATGCATAATATGTATATGGCTTATAGAAATATGTACTCAGCAATTGGTGTAAAAGATATTGATGCAATATTACCTGCACCTCCACAAAATCAACCTAAAGATCCGGCGTTAGAACATATTGATGCAATGGGAGCAAAACCTTTTCAAGCGTTTCCAGGTCAAGATCATAGAGCACACGTTACAGCACATTTAAGTTTTATGGCTTCTAACTTTGTTAGAAATAATCCAAGTATAACTGCAGCGTTAGAGAAAAACATTTTAGAGCACATTTCAATCATGGCTCAGGAACAAGTACAATTAGAGTTCTCACAAGAAATGCAAATGTTGCCACAGATGCAACAAGCTGCCGTTCAGAACCCTCAAGCTAAACAACAGTTCGAACAAATTTCACAAAAGATAGAAGCTAGAAAAGCTATTTTGATTGCTGAGATGACTGAAGATTTTATGAAGGAAGAAAAAGAAATTACTACTCAATTCGATCATGATCCATTATTAAAACTTAAAGAAAGAGAAGTTGATCTTAAAGCTATGGATGCAGAACGTAAGGTAAAAGAAGATGAGGCCAGACTAAATTTAGATAAAACTAAATTTTTACAAGGTCAACAATTAGATGAAGCAAAACTACAACAGAACGAAGATTTAGCTAATTTAAGAGCTGATACAGCTATGGCTAAGTCAGAAATGTCTGCAGAAGTAAAATTAACCTCAGATGCTATGAAAGCCAGAGACGTAAAAGTCTTGAAAGGCCCAAGAAATTAGTATACTAACAATTAGGAGAAAAATATGAAAATAACAAAACCAGTTGGAGTAAACAAAGATGGTTACGCTAGTGGCGGAGTTGATATAAAAATTCCTTCTCAGAACTTGCACCTAGATCCTAGATCTCAAACAAGTATTAGAGGAAAAAATTATATTGCTCAAGGTGACACAGTAACTGTTAAGGGTACAAAAACTAGAAAACCTCAAAAAGCTACTTGGTACTAACATGTGGTTCTCGGCAATTAAATTAGCCGTTTCTGCTGGAAGTAAAATTTATTCTAACAAGCAGAAAACGAAGATAGCTATGTCAGATGCACAACTGATGCATGCATCTCGTATGGCCGAAGGAAAAGAAGCTTACCAAGGCAAATTATTAGAGGCCCGTCAGTCAGACTGGAAGGACGAGGCAGTTTTGATAATTTTAAGTTTGCCAATCGCAATTTTGGCCTGGGCAGTCGTATCGGACGATCCGGCAGCAATGGACAAGGTAAAACTGTTTTTTGAGATGTTCTCAGAGCTTCCAAAATGGTTCACTAATTTATGGATCCTTGTAGTTGCGAGTATTTATGGTATAAAGGGAACACAAATATTTAAAAATGGAGTTAAAAAATGAGAAACGATTATGGAACAAGACCTTACATCTCAAGATTCTCAGGTAAGACTGCAAAGTCATCACCTAAGAAACAAAATGCTAATGATAGATTAGATGAATCATTAGGAGCAAGAGATGGTAAAGAATCAACTAAGTCTCAATCTTTCAAAGATAGAAGAGACGAATCTAGAGGAGAATAATTATGACATCAAGTAGTACTAAAGGAAATATACGTCACGGAAAACTTAAGTCACAAAAAGAACTTAAAAAAATAACTGATAGTAAAGAGTATAAAAAATCTGATTTCGGTAAAAAAACTAAAATGCTAAACGTTGCAACAATGGCCAAAGGTGGCAGAATAGGTTTAAAACATGGTGGCGGAGCTGCATTACGTGGACAAGGTTGTGAAATCAAGTCTTAATGTTCAAGTCAATTAAGAAATTTATCTGTAATCTATTCAACATCAAAGCATGTAAGTGTGATGATGAAGTTGTTGAAAAAACACCAGAAATTTTTTTAACAGGAGTCCCTACACCAAAACCCACTCATTGTAGAATACATACAAGATTTAAATCTTCATGTTTGGAGTGTAAGGAAGCAACAGCATAATGGCTAAAGTAAAAGGCCTTTGGGCCAACATCAACGCTCGTAAAAAAGCTGGCACTTCAAGAAGTAAAAAAAATTCTACAATAACAAAGAAAGCTTACGCTAATATGAAAAAAGGTTTTC